CCGTGGTGACCAGCACGGCGGACGGCCGGGTGCGGACCGCGGTGACCGTGCCCCGATCCCGGACCGTGGTGACCAGCACGGCGGACGGCCGGGTGCGGACGGCGGTGGCTGCGGTCGGGATGCTGGTGGTGATGGCTGCCGTTGGCCGGGTGCGGACCGCGGTGACCGTGCCCCGATCCCGGACCGTGGTGACCAGCGCCGCCGTTGGCCGGGTGCGGACCGCGGTGACCGTGCCCCGATCCCGGACCGTGGTGACCAGCACGGCGGACGGCCGGGTGCGGACCGCGGTGACCGTGCCCCGATCCCGGACCGTGGTGACCAGCACGGCGGACGGCCGGGTGCGGGAGGCGGTGACCGTGCCCGTGGTCGACCCGGTCGGCGCCGTGGCAGGGGCCCACCAGAGGATGCCGTCCTGACCGAGGTCGGCAAGCGGGATCCGCCATGCCCCGTCGACCCAGGCGAGCCCGTCACCGAGCGGGACAGTGGCCGTCGGCTGACGGACGAGGAGTGTGGGCCCGGAAGGGGTCGCTGCTGGGCTGGTCAGCAGCAGCAGCAGCGACATGGGCTCACTCCTCGATCAAGGCGGCGATGGCGGTGCGAGTTTCCAGGGTCTCGGCGATGCGGGCATCGATGGCAATGATCTGCTCGGCGTCGCCGATCTGGTCGGCGGCGGTGCGCAGTTCGCCTTGCTTGGCGAGCGACCGGTCGATGAGGGCGAGCACGTCCGTCAGCCTCATCAGAACACCATGGCCCGCAGGACGACGTTGGACGAGTTCAGGGCGAGGTAGAGCCACCAGATGCGCGCCCCGTCCTGGTAGTAGATGGCGTAGCAGGTGTCGCCGGCCACGGCCGTGCTGTTGGGATACAGGGATGTGTGCCAGCCGTCCATGGTTTGCGTGGCGACGCTCAGGCGGAACCACCGGCCGGTGCCGTCCTTCATGCCGAAGATGTCCCCACCGATGGACTCCCATTTGGAGCCGGTGGTGAACGTTTCGGCCGCCGGGCTGTACGACACGTTCTGCCAGGTGTTCGCAGGGATGTCGTAGCGGTCGAGGCCAGAGCCGGCGGCGCCCCTGAAGCTGTAGATGAACCGGCCGTTGTTGATTGCGTTCTCGTTCGTCCAGTCAGCGTCGGGGGCCTGGGCGATCCAGTGTGCCGACATGCCAGCGCCGGGGGCGCCGCCACGGGCAGCCACCGGCGCAAGCGTCGACCAGGTGTTGGCCGAGATCGAGTAGCGGTAGGCCGCTACGGCCCCGTTGCCGATGTAGTACAGGAAGTCGTCGTTGCCACTGATGGCGTACTGGCTCGTGGCGTCGGGGGCAGTGGTCCAGGCCGACGACACCGTGATCTGCGTGGCCGTGTTGGCGGAGATCGTGCGGATCTGACCGGCGCCGGTGCCTGCTGTGATGCGGATCTGCGAGTTGATCCACTGGCTCGCTGTCCACACTTTCGCTGAGTTGTCGAGCGTCGAGGCACCGCCGGCCGTCGCCGTGCCCGTCGCGAACGACTGATACGCGGCGTTGTCGTAGGACGGCGTCGCCACGAGCTTGCCGTCCGTGCCGATCGTGGCCGGCAGGCCAGTGTTGCTCAAGCTCTGCCACGTGTTGGTGGCGAAGTCGTAGCACTTGAACGACCCAACGGCCAGCGTGCCGGCGCCCAGCACGTACCAGCGCGGGGTCAGCAACCGGAACACCGTCGAGGCCGAGAACGCGGTTGCCTGGGTGGCGACGGTGATCGTCGCGTTGGCCCCGACCGTGTTGGAGGCGATGTCGAGGGCGGCCCCGGCGTTCGGTCCGCTGATGATGAGGACCTGATAGCCCCTCAAGTCACGCGCCAGCGTCTGGTTGGTGACGATGGTCGACGTGGTGCCCGAGGTGGCGGTGAGCGACACAGCGCCCACCGTCGACCCGGTCGACCATGCCGACGAGCACCCGGCGGCACCGGCTCCGAACGTCCCGGCCAGCGCCGGGGACGGCAGGGCGACCCAGCCCCCGGCGTTCGGGTTGTGCAGCCACGCAGCCGTGTTCGAGGCGACGTAGAGCTGCTGCTGACGGTAGTGCCGCGAGCTCGCGATGAATGCCCCGGCGACGGTGGCCGTGGGCAGCGGCGACATGAACTGCCACGAGGGCGTGTCGAGGATGGCGCGATTGCCTTGGGTGGTGGGCATGGGTCCTCCTCAGGTGACCGAGATGTTGGAGCGCAGGTCCTGGCTTCGCATCGCCATGAGCGCAGGGACCATGTCGTTGGCAGCGAAGCCGCCGTGCTGGGCCTGGTTGGTGACGGTGCTGACCGTCGTGACGGTGCTGACCGTCGTGACGGTGCCGACCGTCGTGACGGTGCCGACGGTGGTGATCGTCGCCAGGGTCAGCGACGCCGAGATCGAGTCGATGAGCACACGCAGACGACCGGCGGTGTCCGGCGACAGGAGACCGATCGACCGGGTCAGGGCTGACACGTGCATGCGGAGCGATTCGAGGGCCTCGAGGAGTTCGCCCTGCTCGACCGTCGGCATCGGGTTCGCGGCCGACACGTCTCCGGCGTTGACCCCGTCGGCGCCGAGGACGACCTTGACGCGCTGGTGCTGGACGCCTCCGATGTCGTCGGTGGCGATGCTGGTGCCGGCACCTGCTGTGATGGCGACGTTGTCAGGCATGAGGTCTCCTCAGGTCAGGACTTGATGCGGAACCATGCCGAAGGGACCGGGGCCTGACCGAACTGGTTGCCGATGTCGACCCGCTGGAACGGGCGACCGATCTGGCCGTCGATCGTGGACCCGAGGGCCGTCTCCCAGTTCTTGGCCGGGCCGAACCCGCCCCCTCCGACGTGCCATGCGTTGGCCACGTCGGCCAGGACCGAAGAGGTGGCGCGCACCGTCGGGCTGCCCCCGGAGGCCTGCCATGCGAACCCGAGCAGCCCGGCCGGGAGGACCCCGGGCGTCTGAGTGGTGCGTTCGCCGGTCGAGGTCGTGTCGATCGGGGCGAGGTAGACGCACCTGCCGCGGCCGCTGACCGGGTCGACGCTGTAGATGGCCACGGTGAGCGTCGACCCGGCGGCAGCGGTGGCGCAGTCGATCGTGACGGCGTCGACGGCGATCGGGCGGCGCAGGCGGAACGGGATGAGTGCGTAGGACGTGGAGCCGGCGGCTACGGCGGTGTTGCCGTAGCCGCCGCTCGGCGACTGGGGGAGCTGGAGGCAGTAGCGGTTGAGCGACCCAACGGGCATCACTTCCGACCCGGCGTCTTCGATGCGGGGGGCCAGCCTGGGGATCAGGCCTGACGAGGGCATGTCAAGCCCTCTCGCAGAACGCAAACACTTCCACGGCGCCAGCCGTCGGGGTGACCGTGACCGAGAAGCGCAGCCCGCAGCCGGCGGGGAGCTGGTAGTCCGACCCGAAATTCTCAATGAAGTCGGTGCCGCCGACGGTCGCTGACGTGGCGGGCGGGTCGCCAAGATCGATCGACCGGATGAGTCGTGGGTTCGCGTCGGCGCCATCCGTGAGGAAGACGTTGACCAGGGAGTCGGCTGCGTTGCCGTTCGTGACGACCTCGACGCGTTTGAGGACCCAGTCGGTGACGGGCGCGCCAGCGCCGCCGGACCCGATCCATGTCGGCGTGACGACGTTCGCGCCGGTGCCGTCGAAGGACGTCTCCGCAACGCTCAAACGTGCGCGTGCCACGACGGCCTTGTCGAAGAAGGACGGTGCGGTGGCCATGTCAGGTGAGCGGCCAGGTGAACGTGCCGGACGTGATGTCGACCACGAGATTGGTCACGATCGATGTGGTGACGAGCACGATCTCGGTTCCGGACGTCCCGACGTCGACGTCGTCGACCGCGGTGGTGCCGTCGGACTTGAAGATCCGTGCGAAGGTGGCAGTCCCTGTGGCGACTGCGGTTGCTGACAGGGGCGCGCCGGCGAGCGTGACGACACCGTCGGTCGTCCCGGCTGTGTACGCCGGGTTCGACAGCGTGAACTCTGCTAGCAGGGTGTTCCCGGACAGGGCAGTGGCGACCGTGGCGGGACGGGTCCCGCTGTAGATGCGGAGCCGTCCGCCGTTCCACAGGGCGCAATGCGCGATGGCCTCGGCCTCGGCTGCCTCGGCGCTCGTCTTCCAGACCATGTCGGCCTCCTCGGTGGTGGGGTTGGGTGGTTAGCGGGGGCGCCAGGCGCCAAGGTTCCAATCCGACGCCGGGCGACGGTGGCGGAGCACCGCTCCGCCGGTGGCCGAGCCGGCACCGTTGGTGTTGCCTTCGATGGTCACGAGGGTCTGGCCGTCGACAGACTCGACGAATCCGACGTGGCCGAGCCAGGCGCCTTTCGGTCCGCGGGTCATGTGGACGACATCTCCGGGTCTGACGTTGCGCATCGGCACGGCCAGTCCACGCCGTTTCGCTTCGGCCCACATCGTCCGGGACGACGCCGAGAGGACCTGTGGGGGTGTCATCGACTGGCAGCGGCGCAGGACGGCGGCGACGAAGCTCGCGCACCACGCGTACCCGTTCGGGTGGCCGGCCTCGCGCGCGAACTTGGTGAGGTTGCGGCGCCAGATTCGTCGACGCCGGTCGAACTCGGACGTCTCTGTGTAGCCGACCTCGGCGCGGGCCGCCTCAAGGACTCGGTCGGCCGTCACCGGGACTCGTAGGTCGGGTAGGTCGGGGTAGCCGACGCGCCGAACAGCACCCAGCCGAGCCACGGCCATCGGGCCGACGCCAACAGACAGGCGCGGTACCAGCATCCGACGATGACGGGCACCGCCGGGAGCAGCGGGGCGAGCGAGTCGGCATCGACCCGCCAGCCGGCTTGGTGCGCGAGTGCGACAAGAGCAACCAGCCACGTGGAGTTCACCGTGGTGCGCAGGGTTGCGGTGCGGGTGTCAGTCATGCGGTCCTCCGTGCTGGATGGGTTTCACACCAGCCGGCCACCCACCGGTGTGCTGCTGGCAGGTGCTTGTGGGCCCGGCCCGAGGTGTGCGACGCCCACCGTCCCGGCCCGTGCTGCTCGAGCATGGCGGCGGCCTGCGCAGCGTTGAGCGCCGGGTCGATCGGCCATCGGGTCGAGTCGACCGATGCTGTCTGGCGGAGCTGCCAGATCCCGACCGATGGTCCCCACCGTGGCCCGACGAGGTGCAGATCCCCGATTGTCGCCGACCACACCACGAGCCGCCGTTTCGGGGCCCCGAGGCTCGACGCGAGACCCGACTCTGCGAATGCCGTCGCGATCGCCCACGGCCACCACTGCTGCGGGAAGGCGACCACGACGAGCTCGCCGAGCGAATCGATGTCGAGCAGCGGCCCGCGCATGATGGCGGACTCGCCGAGTCGGACCTCACGGCTCGTGGAGATGATCATCGGCCGTCGCCCTGATCGCGGGCCAGGCTGGCGACCACTGCGGCGATCTGCTGACGCAACGCGTCTCGCTCCCGACGCCACTCGTCCCGTTCGGCGCGATGCTCGACATCGCGTGCGCGGCATGCCTCGACAGCCGCCTCGAGTCGCCCGAGCTCCGACGCCTGCGCCATCTGGCTGCGCCACATCTTGGCTACGGCGGCGGCCATCGCCAGCACTGCTGTGGAGATCGCCGTGACGAGACCGGCGTCGACCTGGACGTCGACGACGGCCATGATCGTCGAGGCAGCAGCGGATCCGACGGCGGCCACAGCCGCCAACGCCGGTACGGTCACGTGCTCGTGCATCCTCGGTCCTCCTGGTCCCGGTTCCGTCGCTGAGCCCATCGATGCCACCGTGATCGCCGCCGAGCTCTCTGGGCCCGTGTCGGCCGATGCGATCCTCCGTGGCGTGGCATCACGCCAGCTCCAGGCCACGCATAGCGATGTGGAGCTGATGTCCGTTCGCCCACGCATGAGGGCTTGTGCCGTTGACAACGCCGCCCGTGTAGACCAGCTCGCAGTATGTGCCGTTGCCGTAGAACCAGGCCGTCCCCGGTGTGAGCGTGCCACTCCCCGTCGCCCACGTCCCCAATTGGATGCCGACAGCGGACGCCAGGACGGTTCCCGTCGGGATCCCGAACCGCCAAGCCCCTGACCCCATGGTCGTTGTCGACCCGATCGTCAGCGTGACTCCGAGGTCGATGGTCTTGGGGCCCGTGTAGCGCCAACGACCGCCGATGCCCCCATTTCCGAGCGTCGGGTTCGCTGAGGCCGCTGTCCAAGCCGGCGTGTACGTGCTCCACTGGTCTTCGCGAACGATCGCCCACGCGGTCCCGTCCCACACCAAGGTCCTCCTCGTGTCCGTCTCATAGATGTGACGGCCCGTCTGCGTAGTCGACGGTCTCGTGCCCGACGTGCAGATGGTGGTCCACTGGTCGCGCACGAACCCGTTGAGGTCAGCAGCGGTGAGGGCGTCGCCGTCGGCCCATGTCTTGGTCCCAGCCATGTAGACCTCACGAGAAGAAGTTGTCGGTGACCCATTCGCAGACGGTGAGTCGTGCGCGCCAGTCGCGGCCGGGTCGGATGTCGTGTGAGATGGCCAGCAGGGGGCCGGACAGCTCTAGGCCGACGGCTGACCAGGTCCACGTGAAGTACGTGTTGAGGTCTTGCAGGGCGGCGAACATGGCCATGTCGCCGAGCCACGGTTCGACGTCGAAGGTCACTTGGACGGGTGGGCGACGGCCGTGCCGGTCGATCAGCTGTGAGCACAGGGTCTGCACGTCACTGTCGTTGTCGTTGAGCAGGTCGGTGCGTGCCAGTTCGGAGCGGGCAGCGGTGTCGATCCCGGTGGACACTCCGACTCGTTCCGTGCCGCCGATGCGGGCAAGGCGCACGGTGGTGACCCACGAGTCGGGGTCGATGCGCGGGGACGGGTTGACGGGCAGCGCGTTACCGACGACTGACGGGCTGTCCTCACCAGACGGGACCGTTTCCCGCGAGTTGGGCTGGATGGGCCTGAATGACGTAACGGAGGTCGACCACACGTCGGATGCGGGCACGCCAGACGATGTCGCGAGCGACTCGATGTTGCCGTGCCACTTGACGGCTCCGTCATTCGCACACCACACCCAGCCGCCGCTGCTGGCTGCGGTGGTCTTGATTGCGGTGAGGGCGTTGGTCTGCTGGGTGATCCCCTGCATCGTCATGAGCCCGTCTGCACAGGCCACCCAGCCGTACCGGCCGGGCGCGCCGGGGTCCTTCGTCGAGCCGGGCGCCGACCAGGTGCCGGTGAGGCCTGCCGCCTCGCATAGGCGGGCCATGCGGGCGGTCAACGTGTCGCCCGCCCCCTGGCCGGTGGCAGGCACCGTCACGTCGGCCAAGACGCCGAACGCATCGATGCACGTGACGTCGGCGGTGAACAAGGTCCCGGCAACCCCGTAGACGTAAGAGATTTGGTCGATCCATCCCGAGAACAAGGGCAGCGTGCGGGTGAACTGCTGCCCGTCGGCGCGGAGCAGACCGGTCACTGCGACGACGATCGGGAGCATGCGCCGGAATCGTTGCTTGGAGACTCCCCCGCCGTAGGCGCCTGCGTTGTGCAGCGGGTCGAATCGCCGGTCGGTGGCGTCGAGGGTGATCACGCATCGGCCCGGTTCGGGCTGCTCAAGCATGTTGCGTCGGCCACGGTCGATGCGGATCTGGGTTACGAACGGCGAGAGGTCTGTGGTGGCCGTGGCCGCCGAGTTGCGCAGCTTGTTCCCGGCGACTGTGCCGATCTTGCCGCGGGTGGCGTGCCCGACGACGAGACCGTCAGCGGTCGCGGTAACGGGATTGAGGCCGATCGCCCACACCTTGATCTCGGCGTCGGGGCCGATCAGTGGCATCCGGTCACCGTCCCACCACGACGGCGCCTGACGGAGTCACAGCTCCGGAGCGGCGCAGCCCGTCGACCACAGCGGCCGTCAGGTCCCTCTCGGACAGGATCGATCCGGCCACGTTGACGGTCACGTTCATGGCTCCGTTGGGGACGATCGTGCCGGAGCGGCCCGGCACGAACAGCTCGGGGCCGCGTTCGCCGACGGTGTAGGCGGTGCCGGCGCTGACCGGGCCGCCTGACGCCCGGCCGCCACCGGAACGCACCCATCCGATGCCCTCGACCCAGACGTACTCGACGCCGTTCTCGACGCGCCGCCCCGAGTTGACGGCGGGGTTGGTCGTCGGCGCCGAGCTGCCCGGGTCGTACTGAGGTGGCGTGACGGTCGAGTCCGCAATGCGGACCGACACCTCCTTGAGCGACGGGATGCCCTCGATGGCCTGGCGGATGGCGTTCGCGGCGGTGACGACCCGCATGAGGTCGCCTTCCGCGACGTCAGCAGCCCGCGCGTAGCCCTCAAACACGGCGATGGCGTTCGGGCCGGCCTCGGCCAACTTCTGGGCTGCGTCGAAGGCGGCCAGGGTTGCGTCGGTGAGCTGGTCCTGGGCGTCGGTCAGCGCGTCGACGGCGTCGGCCTGGTCGCGTGGCAGCCTCGCCTTCTCCTCTCGGAGCTTGGCGAGCTCTTGCTCGGCGTCACGCAGGTCGCCGGCGGCCTCTTCGCCGCCCTGCTTGGCCTTGGCCAGCTTCTCTTCGGTGGCGGCGATTCTCATGTCGATCGTGGCTGCCCGGGCACGCACCTCGTTGAGACGTTCCTGTGCGTCGACGAGGCCCTTCTCGGCGCCTCGCTTGCCCTTGCCTGCGCCGTACGCGCCGCGCACCGCTGAGATCGCGCCCTCGAACGACGACACGATGCGCTCAGCGAGCCGTTGCGACTCGGACTCGGCGCCGCTCGAGCTGGTCCGGAGCCCGACGATCAAGCCCTGCACGATGTCCGAGCCGATCTCGGCGAACACCTTGGACGGCGACGAGATGCCCAAGACCTTCTTCATCCAGCCGGGCAGTTTGTTGGCCAAGGCTGTGGCCGCATCCTTGACGAGATCGATCGCGCCGCTGATGCCATTGGCGAGTCCACGCACAACGTCCTTGCCGATCTCCAACAGGAGGTCGCCGAGCTTGCTGAGAGCCTTGAGAATCAGATCAGGCAGGGCACGCACGCCCGTCATGAGGAGCTCCTTGGCCTCCTCGAATCCCTTCTTGGCCATCTCCCACGAGGCGCGCATGGCCGCCCACAGGGTGCTGCCTAGTCCCTTGACGATCGCAACGACGGCGTCCATCGCAGCACGCACCGAGGTCTTGAGGGCCTCCCACGCCCCGGACCAGTCGCCTCTGATGAGACGCAGCACGCCGGTGATGGCACCCCACAGCGTGGACAGGATCGGCTGCACGATCGACACCAGCCCACCGAACGCCGTGCGCACGACGCGCATGATGTCGTCCCCGAACTCGCGCCAGAACGCCTGTATGCCACGAATCACGGCACCGATGACGGTCGCCATCGCCTGCACTGCGACGACGATGTACTGGCCGACGCGCTGGATCGTCGGCCACAGTTCGTTGACGAACCAGCTGGCCACCGAACCGCCAACACGCAGGATGTCGTCACCCCAGCGGGCCCACAGGTCGCGGACCCAGCCGACGAAGGCGTCGAACGCGTTGCGGGCGGCCTCGATACCCCTGGGGATGTTGGTGACGAGCCAGTCGGCGACTCTGGTGGCTGCGGCGATGATGTCGTCACCCCAGCGGGCCCACAGGTCGCGGACCCAGCCGACGAAGGCGTCGAATGCGTTGCGGGCGATGTCGATAGCGGCGGGGAGCCACACGGCGAGCTTGTCGCGCACCGCAGCGACGGCGGTGTCGACAGCGGCCCGGAATCCGTCGATGCGCTGGTAGGCGAGCACGAACGCTGCGACGAGACCGGCGATGAGCGCGATGACCAGCCCGACGGGCGACAGCAGGAACCCGACGGCGGTGACGAGAGCACCGATGACGGTGACGGCCGGGCCGATGGCGGCGACGATGGCGAGGCCGGCCACGGTCATGGTCTGCATACGCGGCGACAACTGCTCGAACTTGCCGGCGAGGTTGGCGACGACGCGCGCGACCTTCTCGATCGTTGGGAGGAGGAGGGCGCCGAGCGATTCCTGGAGGTTGCCGATGGCGACGCCCATGCGGTCATAGTCCGTGGCTGCGGCTGCAGCGGTGCCGCCGACCTGCTTCTCGACTTCGGCCAGAATGATCCTCTGCGCGCTGAGGATGTCGTTCGAGGCGACGAATGCCTTGATCTGGTCCTTTTGGGCCTGGGTGAAGCTGACGCCGGCCTTGCCGAGCGCTCCGATGCCCTTGATCGGGTCGTTCAGGGCTTTGCCGAGCTGCATGGCTGCGGCGTCGGTGCTCCCGAACACGGTGCCGAGGTCGAGCATGGCCTGCGACGCCCGATTGAAGATGTCGTTGCCTTTCCCGGCCTCGTTGCGGATGTTGGTGAAGGTGAGCATGACCTGCTGGCCCTTGAGGATGACTTCGTCGTCGATCGCCGTCTTGTTCGAGAGGCTGGTGGCGAGGTCGTCGACCTGCTCGGCCGTGATCTTGGCGGCGCCGCCGGTCGACCGGATGACCTGCTCGGTCACAGCGACGATCTTCTGCGACTCGCGGGCGGCGTCGGCCGCGGACTTGAAGCCGGCCACGAGCGGCAACGTGACACCGGCCGACATCGCACCGCCGACCTTCATCATCGACTTGCCGGTCTCGGTCATCCGGCTCGACAGCTCGTTGAGCTCACCGCTCACCTTGCGGAACGCTGCAGACGCCTTGTCGACGGCGGTGATGACGATGTTGATCTTCGACATGTCGTCACCTTCCCTTTCTCATGGCGGCCTTGCGTTCTTGGCGTTCGCGTTCTTTGTTCCGGAACGCGATGTAGCTGATGAGCGTGTCGAGCATCTCGGGCGAGCACGTCTGCTCCCACCCGGGCGCCCAGCCGAGCTCGACGCACAGCTCGGCGATCAGCCAGTGCTGTGAGCCTCGACCAAAGGGGTCGCCTCGGCCTCCTGGCCGATGTCCTCGACGCCGGCCATCCAGAATTCGAAGTCGTGCCCGGCTCGTCCGGCGCGCTTGAGGGCGTGCCAGGCGAGCCACAGCTGATGCTCGAGCTTGAGGTCGTCGGTCTTCCCGAACGCTTTGCCGAACCCGATCGCGAACGCTCGCTCGAACGCGACGATGTCGAACGGCGCGACGGTGACGGTGTGCTGCTCCCCTTGGTGGGTGAGCGCGATGGTGATCTTCAGGGTGACCAGCTCCTCAGGGGTCGATGATGGCGGTGATGGCGTCTGCGTAGATGTCGGCGATGTCGTCGGCGTTGTCTTTGATGGCGGGCACGACCGTGTACCCGTCCCGCCGGAACCAAGGGAACTGGCGGAAGCGCTTGGCGCCGAACTGGGCGCCGACAGCCCAGGACCGGTCCGACCCGGTCCCGCCGACGGTGATCGTCACCGATCCCTTGTTGGGGCGGTACTTGTTCGACGCGACTGCCTTGCTCATCTGGCGGCCGCGGGCGTTCGACGTCGCGTCAGTCTCGACGAGGCGAGCGACTTCGGGCTGTGTGGGGGCGAGGACGGCGGTGAGCTTGGGGCCGTCGTCGACCTTGCGGAGCCGGGCGACGAGCTCGTCGAGACCGTCCGCGCCGACCTTGACCTTCACGGGGTGACGTCGACGGTGGTGTAGGCGACAGTGATCGGGGATGCGCCGGCGGCAGTCGCCCAGCAGTCACCCTCGAGGTCGAACTCGACGAGGCCCTCATCCATCATCGGCCACCCGCCACGGAACTCAACGGCGGGCAGGGTGAACACGGCCTGCGCAGCCGGGTCGTTCTGGCCGATGGCGGTGATGATGACCTGGGCCTGAGCGCCGGCCGATGTAGCAGCGACGATCCGGTTCGTGAACGTGTCGGCGTCGTAGGTGATGCCCTTGAGGGACACGGAGAACTCGGACAGGGCGGCCCGGATGGGCTCGTCCTTGAGTCCCATCGATGCCATCTTGGTCCGGTCGGTCTTGAGTTGCGGGTTCATGGTGAGCTCGAACCCGGCAGCGGCAACGGTGACGCCACCGATGCTGATCGAGATCGAGTCGCACAGGAACGGCTCGGAGCTCGCAGGGTACGACGCGGACGCGAGCGCGGTCCCGAAGGTGAGCGACGTTGACGCGTTGGTGGCGGTGGCATTGGCAGCGGCCCGCGTGGTCTGGTTGATCAGCGTGATCGAGGTGTTGTTGATCACCGACCCGACCATGCTGGCCGCCGGGATGCCCGTTGCGGTGACGGGCTGGTCGAGTGAGACGCCGGCAGTGGACGCCATCGTGACGATGTTCGACCCGGTGGTCGTGCCACCGGTAAGGGTGGTGAGCGTCCAGGCGACCCGGGCGTCGACGGAGAACGTGCAGCCGAGCAGGCCGCCGACTTCGCCGGCGAACGCAGCGTCGGTGATCTTGCAGCCGGTGGCGGTGACCGGCATCGTCGTGGCGGTGGGCCGGCCGATTCCTGCCTGGCCGGTGAAACGGCCGGGCTCTGAGATCGTCAGCGTGTGGGTGTACTTGCCGCCGACAGGCCCGGAGGTGGCGACCGACCCGAAGATCAGCTTGCCGAGGAGCCCGAACCCCTTGGTCTGGATGTCGTGCTCGAACTGGCCGCCGATGGTCGGGCGGCGACGCACGGACATGTCGGCAGACTTGGTGGACCGGCCCGCCCGGATCCCGTCCGATGCCGTGCCCTGCGGCTGGATGTCGAACCCGGAACCCGGCTTGACTTCGTAGAACCGGACGACGGGGAGAACCGGCGTCCCGTAGGCCGATTCTTCGGCGAGGCCGAATTGGTGATCGAAGACGGTCATCGGTCAGCCCTCCTGAGGGATGTTGGTGGGCCAGGGAGCGCCCCTGGGCACGAGGACGTAGACCCCTGCGCCGATGTGAACCATCGCGTCGTAGGGGAGCGTGTTCACGGGCTGGTTGGCCGTGTCTGGGGCGGTGGCCGGTGCGTCGTCGGAGGTGGGGGTGCGAGGCGGCATGCGTGCGTCTCCCGGGTGTCAGGTGCGGGTCTGGATCTGGATGGTGAGCTCGCCCCGCACAGACCATCCGGTGCCGTCCCCGACAGCGGCGGTGCTCACGGCACGGATCTGTCCTTCGGGCATGAGACCAAGGACGGACGAGATCTGCCCGGTGGACTGCAACGTCGGGTCGGAGCGGAGCGCCGTCATGACAGCGCTGGCAAGCTCGAACCAGCGGGCTTGGGTGACGGTGGCGGTCTTGCCCAGCTGGATGGTTTCGATGTCGACTCTGAGGCCGATCGTGGTCGCCAGGGGCCGGGTCCCGGCGCGCATCGTCGGCCAGGTCCACGTCGATGGCTCATGGTCCACGAGGACCCACTCGAGCGGCGCCTCTGGCCCGGGCTCGATCGGGCCGGCGAAGACGGTCACGGTCGGGAGCGCTGCGGCGATCACGGCACGGACCCTGTCTGCGACGGTGGCGTTCAAGAACGTCATGTGCCGAACCCGAGGTGCATGCCATGCCGATGCCGCTGGTAGATCGCGTCGACCTCGGCGACGCCTGTCGAGTCGGCCTTTGGGAGGAGCCGCACGAGCGTCGACCCGGACGAGTCCATCACGACCCGCTCCGAGTAGAGCGGGATCTTGGAGGCGTCGGCCTGGGCGAGTTGCCGGGCCCGGATGAGGACTGCTCGGCGGATCTCGCGGTTGGGTTCGATGGCGCCGTGCTCGAACCCGATCTCGACCCGGTCTGACGGGCCGACACCGGGAACGTTGATCCGTGATGCCGGCATTGTCTGCCATTGCGCGGAGCTGAGCACGGCCGATGTGCCGAACTCGTCGATGACGGTGACCTTGCCGATTCTGCGGACCCACGGCCACGCGATGTGGAGCAGCCCGTCTGCTCGGCCGGTGACCTCGATGACGTCGTAGCGGCGCCGCCATGACGCACCGGTGAGCGCTTGCGCTTCGGCCTCGGCGTCTTGGATTGCGTTCGCGAGCAGGGTGGTGTCGGTCGAGGCGAGCGACGCGTGAGTGGCGCGGAGTTCGTCGACGGTGACGTACGGGCCGGACACGACATCGACGCTGTCCTGGATCGGGGTGCCGTTGATGGACCAGGTGAGCGTGACGGACGTGGGTGTCGTGACCGTCATCGACGCCTGGTAGACGCCGGTGGCGACGGTGCTGACGGGGCCGAGGGTGACGGTGGCGCCGTCGTGCGCGACGCCGGACACGGTCACGGTGGCGGTCTGGAGTGTGCCGGTCTCGGAGGACAGACGGATCTGTTGGGTGGACAGGCCGACGAAAGCGCGCTGGGGCATGCGTGACCTCCCACAGTTGGGCTGGTTCGGGGTGCTGCGGGCCCCCGAGCGTGGGGGATGTGACGCCCGAGGGCCGCAGCGGTGGTGGCGGGGTGATCAATGCGGGCACCGTGACCCTGTCCGGAGACGTCCTCCGGTTCTACGCCCCCGCCAGGTCAGCGGCGACCGGCGGCCCGTTCGGCCCTGGCCGGGGCCGGGTCCGATGCCTGTTCGACCGTCCCGGCGATCTCAGCGAGACCGGCGGCCACATAGCCGGCCGCTTCGTCGTCGGGCAGCTCGATGGTGCCGCCGATGCGAGGCCATGGCTGGCCGTTGCGCGTCCCGGAGATGTCGACGAGCATGCGGACCTGCATCAGGTGGCACCACCCGCGAAGTGCTTGACCGCTCCGGTGAGGTCGGTGAGCCCGCCGTCGGCGCGCAAGACGGCCTTGAACGTGATGAGGTCGTTCTTGAAGCCGACCGAGTCGTCACGCTCGAACCGGACCCCGCCGACGAGGCGCAGGAGGTAGGCGGCCGGGTCGCCGAACAGGACCGACCTGGCGGACAGGGCCACGGCGGGCACGGTCGGCTCGGACAGGACCGGCGCTCCGTCGAACGTGGGGGGCTGCCCGGCGATCAGCGAGGGCTGCCACAGGTAGTTGTTGGTGGTGTCCTTGAGCTTGCGCATCGCTGCGACGGTGGCGCGACGGGCGATGAACACGGCGTTGCGCGCGTACGGCTCGGTGACGCTGTACTCGAGGTCGATGAGGTTGTCCATGGTGAACGCGCCGGCGACACCGGTGCCGCCGGTGACACCGACGGTGGAGTCGAGCGTGATGCCTCGGGGCTGACCGGATCCGGAGCCGTTCATGACTCGAGCAGCGAGCGCCTGTCCGATGGCGATGCCGGTGGCCTTCAGCACCAGGGCCTCGAGGTCGACCATGGCGTCGTCGAGGAGTTCCCGGGGGACTTCGACGATCTGCGAGTACTTGAAGGCGCCGAGGGTGAGTCGGGTGCTGTTGAAGGTGAGGTCGGTGCCGGCGATCGTCGTGTTCTCGGCCTTCTCCGACTCGGCGGTGCCGTAGGTCGCAGTGCGGGGCCAGGTGAGCGGCTCGCCGGAGGTCGTCACGAGGGACGTGACCCGGTCCAGGATGGGGTTGGCGTCGACCATGTGCTGGATGAGGGAGATCCAGCGGGTCGGGATGGTCGTGCCGCCGGCGGTGGCGGTGCCCGATGCGAGGGCACGGGCCTCGATGTCGCCGTGGCGCCAGTCGCGCAGCGACGCCCCACGGGTGGGGTCGACATCGAACGGCTCGCCGTTGCGGAGCATCTGCTGGAACTGGGACCGGAACTGGTCGCGTGCCCCGGCGGAGTCCCTCTCGGTGATGCCGAACTCGCGGACGATCTTGTCGTGCGCGGCGGCACGCTGGGCTGCGCTGTGGAGCGCGTCGCGTCGCTCGGCGGCGCTGTCCTCGGCCTGGCCGAGGGCGTCGTAGGACTTGCGCTCTTCGGCGGTCATGCCGAGGCTGTCGACACCGTCGCGCTTGTCCGCGAGGTTGCGCTCGGCGGTGTCGAGCAGGGCCTTCCGCTGCTCGTGGATGCGGCCGATCTCGGTGTTGAGGCGGCGGATCTCGTCGTCGTACATGGTGCCTCCTTTCAAGGGGGCTGTGTTGGGGTGGGGATGGTGGTGCTGGTCGCTGACAGGTGGTCAGCGTCCTGCTGTCCGGATCCGGCGACGCTCGGCGTCGATCCGGGCCCGGATGAGCTCAGGCGTCAGACCGGCCGGTTTCTCCGGCGTGCCATCCCTGAGGTTGCGGGCGACGAGCTCGTGGAGGCGGCCGGCGGCGGCGGCCTCGGCGAGCTCGTCTGCGTGTCGTCCGACCCTGGCGGACAGGCTGCGCATGGCGGCCGCTGCGCCAGGGTGGTCGTGCGTTGCGAGGTAGGCCGGGTAGGAGACCGGGCCGACGTCATAGAGGCGGGCGACGGCGGTGATCGTCCGGAGGGGGAATCCGTCCTGGGTCAGCGTCCACTCGTCGCCGTCGGGGGCGGTGCGGAACGAGAACGACGAGCCGGTGATGTCGCCACGGGCGACGAGCACGGCAAGGTCCCGCGCAACGGTTGTGTCGGGGAGCTCGACGGTGTAGCGCAGGCCGTCGCTGTCTTCCTTGGCGAGGCTGAGCGTCCTGGAGAGAGTCCGTCCGAGGACGAGCGACTCGTCGTGGTTGAGCAGCGCGTACGTGTCGTGCCCGTCGCCGAGGACACGGTCGAACGCGGTCGGGGCGATCTGCTCGACGAACCCGCCCAGGTTCTGGCTGTAGCGGCCGAACACTGCGGCGAGGCCCGACAGGGTCGGCGCGGCGCCGTCCATGGAGCGGATCTCGGAGCCGTGGCAGCGTGTCTCGAAGCGGCGCTCAGTGCTCATGGCGTGCACCTCCTTGGGTGGGCGTGGTCTGTGGTCGGAGCGTGTCACCGTTGGGGAGCGGTGGCATGTCCTCCAGCTTGCGGACCTCGTTCGGCGTCTTGAATCCGGCGCCGAGCGCGATCTGGTGGGCCTGGTAGCGGTCGAGGAGACTGCTGCGGAAGATGGCGTCGGGCACGAACTGGCACCATTGGCCGCGGGGCAGCATCACGTTCGAGATGAGCTGCTCGAGACGGACGATGGAGGGCCGCAACGTGAACGTGTGGAAGCGCAGAGCGGCTCCCTCGACCGTGTTGTAGGTCAGGCCGCTGCCTTCGGACCCGCCGATCAGTGACGCTGGGACACCCCAGATGCGGGCAGATTGGTCAACGACCCACTTCTCGGTGTCGATCCAGGCCGACTCGGCCGGGTTCGCCTGGAACTTGTCGAGCTTGAGGCCGCCTGACAGCAGGATGGGCCGCCGGCGGCGCCCGATGCGCTCGACGAACCCGTCGACTGCCTGGTCGGCCTGCTGGCCGGTGAGCTGCTTGTCGATCGACAGGACTGCGGTCGGGTGTGCACCATCCTCGAACCACCTCGCCCCGAACTCCTCGGCGGCGCCGGCCAACCGGAAGAACCGCGTGAACGTTTCGACCGGAGACAAGGCGGCGTCTGCCCCTGCCAACAGGAAGCCCTGGACGGTGCCGAGGTCGACCATCGGCCATGGGCGGCCGTGCTCGTTGACGAGCTGGAGCTCTCCGGCGCGACGAGGGCGCACGTGGCTAGGTGGCAGCCACATCGCCTGCGTCGCGGCACCGTTGCGGTCGCGTTCGGTGACGAGCAGGTGGGCACGGTTGGCCAGCGCGAGCGACGACAGGCCGCGGAACAGCCACGACGCGCGCAGCTCTCGTTCTGTCGGGAAGTCGTACCAAGTCGGCGGGTCGATCTGCTCGTCGATGCCGGCCCGGACCCGGTAGAAGCGCAACGGCAGGGTCGAGACCGTGTCGCAGATGAGGCGGACGCACGCGTAGCCGGCGACGGTGGCCATGGCCCGCATCTGGGGTGATCCGATGAGCGACGTCGGGTCGCTCGACGACCAGCGCGGCAGACCGGGGATGTCGGTGATGGCGCGCCGGTCAGGCACCAGGCTTGCGAGCATCGGCCCCCCTCTCGAGTGCGACACCGGCGGTGACTCCGAGGACCCCGGCGGTGAGGATCCCGACGCCGAGCCCGGCGATGAGCCCGGCCCCGACGGCGATGGCGGCCAGGCCGACGAGTTGGACGGTGACGGCCACGGCGGCTGTCGAGAGGACACGGGCGATCATCAGTGCACGAACCTTTCGTTCGGGTCCGGGGCGTCCGGGCGGGGGACGGCCGCTGCGAGAGCGGCGGCGACGATCGGCGCAGAGACGGGCGACCGGCCGAACTCCCACAGCTCTCCCATGGCTCCCTCGCGGACTGCTGCTGCGGCCGCTGCGGTGAGCAGGTCGGAGTCGAGCACCCCGACGCGACGGTCCTTGACGAGCGCTGCGAGCCGCATGCAGGCCTGCATCGACTCGCGCCGTCCGAGGCGGTGCACGACGACGTCGTCTCGTTTGGCCTCGAGGTCGAGGAGGTCTTGCAGGACGGTCCCTGCGGTCGTGGAGGGGTCGATCGCGACGGTGACGGCGACGCCTCGGTCAGCGACTCGGGTGATCTCCGCGACTGCCTTGTCGAGGCCGACGCCGGTTGCGACGTGGTCGAGGACCGGGCCGCCGTCGTGGTCTTGGCGTGCGGTGAGTGACCAGTTCCGCTCGACGATGCACAGACCGACGGACAGTGCTGTGGGCCGGGGGAGCGTCGGGACGGCGCAGGCCACCCAGTCGTCCTTGCTGATGATCTGCCAGCCGGCGCCTTCGGTGTCTGCCGGCTGTCGGACCCACATGTTGCACACCGTCCTGCAGAACTGCTCCACGCCTTCCTGGGTGCGGCGAGCGACTGCCCACTCGTCGCGCAGGGTGGCCAGGGTGATCGTGTGTCCGAGCGCCGGGTTCGCCTGTGCCCACGTGTCGGGGTTGCCGACGTAGGCCAGGACGTCGCCCCAGTCTTCGATGCCGAGCTCGGCCGGGGAAGGCGCCGACCATTCGAAATAGGCGACGGGGCCGGTGGTCCCGGTCTGGACCTGGAGCCGCCCTGCCTTGACTTTCGTCCACAGGTACCGGCTGCGGTCGTCGCCGGCCGTGGAGGTGAAAAGGAACTGCGGGGACCGGCGGGTGCGCATGGTGGGGCGGAGCGACTGCTCGAGCCGGTCGTCCTCGTGGGCGAAGATCTCGTCGCCGACGGCCATGTCGAGCGTCGATCCGTGCCCGGCCTTGCGGGTGGGGGCCTTGATGCCCCACATCGACCGTGTTCGTCGCCATGTCATCGACTCGGACCCGTTGGCTAGGCGCACGTCGACGTGCGCGGCCAGCGGCGACGCAGCGACGAGCTCCACGAAGTCGGTGACGAACTTCTCGCGGGCCGACACGCCGTCCTGCGCCGTGTAGATCGCCCGTTGCCGGCCGCCGAAGCGGTGCATGCGCCACGCCACCCACGGCAGGATCAGCGTCGTCTTGCCGTTCTGCCGGCCGACGGTGACGTCAACTTCTCGATGCGGGAAGTTGTTCTG